ACAAAATTGTGGCTCTAAACAAACAGGGTCAAGTAGTTGGGCACTGGTCTGACTTCGGTAAGTTTTTGAGCGGTAAAGCGCCAAGACCAAATTTCAATGCTTCTATGAGATCAAATATGAAACTAGACGAAGGCTACTACGGCAACCGTAAGATGAGTTACAGTGATGATACGCCCACAGTCAAAATGGTCATCAAACACAATCGTCAACTAGAAGAAACAGATCAACGCTTCCGTCACATTGAAAAGATTTTCCTAGAGACAAGCGACGGCGAACGATTCCAAGTGCCTACAAACAAGCCTAGTCGTGCCCGTATGTTCGCTCGTCACATCGCTGAAGGCGGCGCATACAGGGATGACCGTTGGAGTCACCTCAATGAAATCTGTGAAGACCTAGACAAACTAGGCGGATTCGTCAGAGCAACACATAACAAGCGTGAACAGTTCAATGAGAGCGCTCAACGAATGATCAATGAGGCACAAGAACAATATCAACAACTCAGAGAGACAGTCAAGAAACTATCAGGCACTAAGGGCTACAACAAGTACTTTGAGTCATATGAGCCCAAAGTTATCCTTGAAGATGACGGTGATCTATCAGAAGCATTCATGCACAGTTCAATTGATACAAGAATTGAAAGTGCCCTACCTACACTAAGCAAGTTCGGCATCAAGATGGGCAAGATCAATGAATCAGATATGTTCTCTGAGTGGGCAGACTCGCTAGTGAATGAGACACTTGACCCTGATAGTCCTCGTCAAGTAGAAGCACTAGTAGAACTCTTGAGTGACATGATCCCAGTGGGTCCTAATGCTGAAGTGGCAATCGGTGAATTGACGGATGTCATTGAAGATGATGAGTTGTACAATCGCCTTCGTAGAGCGGCAAAAGCAAACCCTGATTCGGACGCTCGTCCTCAGATCGTTGCTTGGATGCAAGAGCAAGACAACGAAAACTACCGTCAGGCCTTAGAAAAGATTGAAGCAGATGATAGTGATAGTGAAAAAGATCAAGAGGAAATCAAGAAAGGCAATCAAAGTGACGCTGAAGAGCCTGCTAAAATCAATCCTAAGAAGAAGCAACCACAACCTGGTGCTCAACCAGCAGACGGTCTACCACCACTACCTCCACTACCAGGTGGCAATGCAGGCGGTCTACCACCATTGCCACCACTACCTCCTATAGCAGAAGGTGATCTAGCTTTAGCAAGTTTCAAGCGTCTACTAGGAAGATAAACATGAAAGAACTCAAATTACTTACAGAATGGGCTACAAGCGTAACAGGCAAATACGATAAACCCGTCATCGTGGAGGGTGGCAACATTTTCAAAGCACCCGGATTTTCAAAAGAGAACCCTGAAATGTTGACCGACAGAATCAACAAGGCTGAGGTTGCTCCTACAGTTGAGTTCTTAGAAGTCATGTCAGGTATACCAGTAGCTGATTGTCTACTAGGTTCAACAGGCATTGCCGCTAGTAGTGGCGACATTGATGTGGGAATTGACAAGAACGAGGTCAGCAAAAATGATCTAATGAATCACATGATTGAACAAGGCGTCAATCCTGATCACTTACAAAAGACAGGTGATTCAATTCACTATATGTCACCGATATGGCAAGAAGGCGGCAAGAAGACAGACAGATTCGTTCAAGTAGACTTCATGTTCGTACCTGATGTTGAGTTTGCTAAATGGTCAATGAGAACAGCGCCCGATAGTAGTTACAAGGGTGTGTACTTACAGAAGTTACGAGCCGATCTAGTCAGAACCGCTAACCCGGACTGGAAGTGGAATCATTTCAACGGCGTACTCAGTAGAACGGATAATTCGAGTGTGTTCGGCTTTGACCCAGACCGTATAGCACAAGGCTTACTAGGCAAAGGCGCCACAAGAGCCGATCTAGAAAGCGTTGAGCGTGTCCTAGATGCCCTCAAGAACAACAGAGGAGACATCAACACACAAGTTCGTGATGCTTATCGTACAACTCTAGCGCCTAGAAAGCCTGGTGAAAAACCTGATCCTAATGCTCCTCAAATTGATGAGGGTTATAACGACAGCATTGAAGAACTCCAAGCCAAACTAAAGTCTCTTCAACAAGCAGGCCTGAAAGCATCGGCCGCGAAAGTTGCTAAAGAGTTGAGGCAAAAACTAGCACAGCAAAAATCAGCACAGTCAAAAGTGTCAGAAGCAAAGATCGGCCAGGCAGTCAGAGCACACAGTAGTCAAGGCTCTAAAGTTGGCCGTGAGTTTCAACACATTGAAGACCTAGTATATGTCGAAGGTTTGCCCGGTATCAAACGAGCCTTGAATCGCCTAGCACAGATAGCACAGAACACTAAGCCTCTAGAAGTCAAGTGGGACGGTTCACCAGCAATCGTGTTTGGTCGTGATGCTCAAGGCCGTTTTCACTTCGGTGACAAGTACAGCAAACAAATATTGAGTACACCCGAAGAAGTATACGCCTACTACACTAGATCAAGTCAAACAGATAGTCGTAAACAATTCGCTCAAGAGATGGCCGAACTATGCCCAGTCTATGAGCAAGCAACGCCTAGAAACTTCAGAGGCTTCTTAGAGGCAGGCTTGATGTACAAATCAACACCGCCACTGAATGATAAGGGCGAGTTCTATTTCATGCCTAACACAGTAACATACTTTGTAAAGCGGAACAGTGTTCTAGGTAGACGCATTGGTGGATCAGTGTCTGGTGCCGCGGCAACGGGTTTCTTTGACAATCTACCTGAACTAGGCGGCAAGCGTGGTCCAGTGGGCAATCACTATCAGGCGTTTGACAAGACTAAAGAACTTGTTATCATCCCGCCTAAGTTCACTGAAACAGGCACACCCGTTGACCTGAACAAACTGAGAACAATTAGTAAATACGCCGCTAGTAACGGACAACAGATTGAACAGTTCTTGGCACCTGAAGCAGGCCTAAGTGATATTCGTTCAATCATCTACTCGTATGTGAACAGTCAAGTAGATAACCCTGGAAACTTGAACAAGCTAGGTCACAACTTTGCTCAATGGGTAGAGGGCAATGCTAAACTATCACCTGCCAAGAAGTTGAAACTTACACAGAAGATGACAGCAAACGCCCGTGGTGCTTCAGCAGTGTTCAAGATCACACAAGCGATCATGCACATCAAAGACGGCATCATCGGTAACAAAGAACAAGAGACTCTAGGAAGCATGGGCATCCGAGCACAGATGAAGACTGGCGAACACGGCGGCGAAGGCTTTGTCCATGATCCGGAAGCAGGCACCGGCCCAACAAAACTGGTCAATCGTGGTACCTTCACCCGTGCTAACAGAATGCGTGAGTCAGTTGAGCAGGGCAGAACAGCAGTAGTAGGCTGGGGTAGAGGCATGGGACACCGCGGACATATGTATTTGGCTCAAGCGGTCATTGAATACGCTGAAAGAATCGGCGCTCAACCCTTCTTCTTTGTGAGTGAAACAGTGGGCGCTGATGATCCTCTACTACCAAAAGAAAAGTTGGCCATCTACAAGACAGTGTTTCCTAAGCACAAAAACATCTTCAATACTGCCAAGACAATCATTCCGGCTCTAGTAGAAGTACAAGAACAAGGCTTTGATGATCTAGTGTTCATCGTTGGCGCCGACCAAAAGAACTCATTCAAGTTCTTAGCTGGCACAAACAAGTCTGGTCAGAAGAATCTTCCATTCAACTCAGTCAAAGTAATGAGTCGCCAAGAGACTGATACTAGTGCTAGCGGATTAGAAGGTCCTCGTGCTACTCCTATGAGAGAAGTTCTAAAGAATCCTCAAGCATCTACCCAAGAAAAGTTCAAGTACTGGCGTGATGCTATGCCTGATGCTCTGGATGACGGGAAAGTCATGACTCTCATGAAGCTAGCGGCGGCAAGAATGAATGTTCCAATTGAAGATGGACTCAACGAGGGCGACGAACCATATCCAGGAGCAACATTCTCACCATTGTCAATGACCAATCGTGAGCAACCTCGTATTGATCCTATAGTGGCAGCCAGAAAGCGTAGAGAAGAACGGGAACTACGCCGTTGGATGGGTCACAGAGACTGATGTGACCAAAACATATAGACATCTCCACGAAAATCAGCGATAATAGATACATGAACAGCGACAAAGTATGCTACTACTTAGCGCTGTTCATGGTACTAAGTAAGAGACTAGCAGGCAACCCCTGTTAGGAATCACTGAGACAAACAGAAATGGATGACAAAGTGATTGACGAGTAGACAAAGTATGTTATACTGAATCTATGAGTCACAAAGGCAGTAATCTCTACTGACCACAAACTAAGTTTATTACTCATTTTCAGACATCGTTTATATTTTTAAGGAGAACATCATATGTCATTAGCAGCCATCCGTGCCAAACTAGCCGCACAAGATACCCGTACCCAAACCAACCAAGCAAAAACACAAGGCGATTCTGCCATGTATGCCTTCTGGAACATCAAAGAGGGTGAACAAGCCACCATTCGTTTCCTGCCAGACGGCGACAACACCAACTCATTCTTCTGGGTTGAGAAAGCCATGATCAAGTTGCCATTCACTGGCGTCAAGGGTCAAGCTGATAGTAAAGAATACGTGGTTCAGATTCCTTGTATGGAAATGTACGGCGAAAACTGCCCAATCTTGGCAGAAGTTCGTACCTGGTACAAAGACGAATCTCTCAAAGAGATGGCCAACAAGTACTGGAAGAAGCGTACATACTTGTTCCAAGGTTTCGTCAAGACAAACCCATTGTCCGACGACACTACGCCAGAGAATCCTATTCGCCGCTTCGTCATCACTCCACAAATCTTCCAGGTGATCAAGTCTTCATTGATGAACCCTGAGATTGAAGAAATGCCTACTGATTACAGTAAGGGTCTAAACTTCAACATCATCAAAGGTTCAAAAGGCGGTTACGCTGACTACTCAACTAGTGGTTGGGCTCGTCGTGAAACATCACTCACTGAAGCTGAACAAGTCGCCATTGAACAACATGGTCTATTCAACTTGAAAGAGTTCTTACCTAAGAAGCCAAGTGACGCTGAACAGCGTATCATGAAGGAAATGTTTGAAGCGTCAGTTGACGGTCGTCCTTATGATGCCGAAAAGTGGGGCGCCTACTTCAAGCCATGGGGTCTAGATGTTGGTAATAAAACCAAGCGTGAAGATACCGACGAGAGTTACACTCCAGCCGCTAAGCCAGCGCCAGTTTCTAAGCCAGTGACCAAGATTGAGCAGGCCATCCCTGTGGCAACTGAAACTCCACCATGGGAAGAAGAAGTTGCTCAAGCCGAGCAATCATTCACCAAGCCAGCCGCTCCAGCACCAGCCTCTACCGGCGGCAACGATAAGGCAACGGATATCCTAGCGATGATCCGAGCCCGTCAAAAAACAGCCTAAGCGCTAAATCAAATCTCAACGCTCCTTCGGGAGCGTTGTTGTCTATATGGGAGAAATCAAATGACATTACCCGATGAACGGTTTCGGTCTCTAAAGCAGGCCAAGAAACTACTAGAAGAATTATGTGACCCCGGAAAAACACCCAGAGTACCTGGCATTGTTCGTGACCGGGCACGAGGCGCACTCAGGCACTTCC